ACACTTCCTCTTAACGTAGCTATATTTTCAACGTTTAATGGAACTGGAGCTGTAACAACAGCTGTGCCTTCTGGAAGTTATAAAAAAGGTGCCTTTGGAAAATGTATTAGAGCAGACTTTGGTATAATAGCATCTACTGATGCAGTGCCAGACGAAGATAATGGAGCATTGTGTTGCATATGGGGAACTTCTGCTGAAACTTATTAAACTTTAATTATGAGCTATAAACCATTACCATATACTTACGGTGCTAAAACAACAGCAGAAATAAATGCTTTAGGATCTCCATTGCAATTGAGAAGAGGTGATACAGTTTTTAACACTGATTCTCAAATGGTAGAAATATGGAGTGGAAGACTATGGGTTGACGAGAGATCTGTAGAATTTAAAATTAAATCAACAGTAGAAGCTAGTTTAGGTAATTTAATGAAAACTGATACCGCAGGTCTTATAGATTTATGTGATAATAGTGCAGCTGAACGACAACAGTTTTGTGGAGTCATAGTTGCTATATCAGGGCAAGACGCGGGAGGCTTAGGAGGTTATGCTGCAGTGGCTCACGCTGGAAAAGTTAAAGCAAGAGCTGGAGCTAGCGTACAATCAGGACAATGGGCTATAGTAGATAGTACAGCGGGTAGATTTAATGACACTACTTTCCCTGGTGCTGGTTGTATTGGTTTGGTTATGGAAAGTGCATCAGATGGAAATTTAGCAACAATAGCATTACAAACAATTGAATTAGCATAATATGAGTCATACAAACTTTGCACATTGGGGAAAAAGATCTGCTGAAGATATACAAAGATTAATAGCAGGTACAGATTACGGATCTAGTTATACTAATGCTAACGAATTATTATACCCCAATACATGGCTTGGATAAACAATACAAACACTGATGGAAGTGGCAATTTTTATGAAGGTTGTTTCATGGGCCCAGAGTATTCTCAATATTTTTCTAGTAGTACTAATTTTGCAAACAAATGGTATTGCCACGTAGGTGGAACTGAACAAGTTAATATAGGTGGAACTACTTCTGCAACTTCTGAAAAAATGTGTGGAATAAGTTACAATACTTTACCTGGATCAAACGATTTTTTACAATTAAAAGTTTGTGGTATAGCAAAATGTGATTATGACGATAGTACTGCTAGTACTAATGGATACTATTTGTTTTATGGAGACACTGATGGTAAGTGTGGTACCGATGCTTCAACACCTGGTCCAGCTACTTTTGCTTGGGTGACCAATAATATAAACCAATCTTCTGGTGGAGGATCTGTATTTTTAAAAATCAACGCAACTGAAACAGCTTAATCATGATAGGAAACGTTATACCTATTCCATGGACTACTATTGTAACATCAGGTTCTAATCCTTCTTACAGCAACGAGTATTGTTTTAATTTCGAACCAGCAGGTTTAAATCCAGGTCCATGCATAGCTGCAAATATACCTAGTACCATGTTTAGTAAAACCAGTTCTTTTACAGCTGCTAGCTGGTTTAGATTTAGGAATACATCTTTATCTTCAGGTGGTGGAATATTAGGTAACACAGATTTAAGAGAAGGTTTTATAATGAGGGCTAATGTTAGTGGAGGTAACATTGAGGTGTTAACACAGTTATCTGGAAGCTTATCAGGTTTTCCTAACGGAAATTTTGATGTAGTTGATTCGTCACTTAGTTTGGATACTAATTGGCATTTAATGGTTGTAACGTACGATGGTTCTGAAACAGCAGCTGGCTTTAAAGTATATGTAGATAATTCAAGTGCTATAGTTTCATCTAGTAATAATTGGACAAGCAGCACTAATAGTACTAATTCAAATCAATTTTATTTAGGTGCTAATAGAATTAATTTATCCTCTGTATATTTTAACGGCAATTTAGACGAGATGTCATTGTATGATTATGAAATGAATTCAAGCAATGTAAATACTCTTTGGAATTCAGGTGTTCCCGGTGACATAGTTTCAGATGGGTTAAATCCTAAACACTGGTATAGGATGGGTGAGTCTGCTACTTGGGATAATACTAATTGGACATTAATAGATCAAGGTGATGGAAATATTAATGGTGTATCTAGTTTAATGAATGAAAATGACAGAATTATAAGACCAACCTAAATAAATAGTTATGATAGGAAATGTAAACGGAATACCATGGAATAATAAACCTAAAACAAATTAAAAACAAGTGATAGTAATAATAACAAAAACAATTAATAACAATTAAATTTAATAAAATGGAAAAAGTACAAAACAAAATATCTGAAGACGAATTAAAAATGATTCAAGATCAGCAAGGTCAATTAACCGAATGTATTAGTAGAATAGGTGTCTTAGAAACTCAAAAGCATCATTTATTGCATGAGATAGGAAACATAAACGAAAAGGTTGAAGAAGCTAAAAAAGAACTAGAGGCTAAGTATGGTCAAGTCAACATCAATATTGAAGACGGTTCTTACGAAGAAATTAAAGAAGAAGAAAAAGTTGAAGAAGTAGAACATGTCTAATATAAGAAAAATTAGTATAGGTTCTGATTACAAGAATGACGCTATGCATTACTCCGTAGGCCAAGAGGTTTACGGAGGGCATACGATTTGTGATATACTTAATAATGAGTCTAGTGGAGAATATTCTATTTATATTAAAAAAAATAATGAGATAATTCCTTGGAAAAGATTTAATAGTAATATGGCTATAGCCGTAGAGTTTGACTTAAAGTATTAATGAAAAGTTTATACCAATTTATTGTAAAACCATACAACGAGAGATACGATAACAAGACACTAGTAGGTGATACAGAATTAATAATAAATTCTAATATAGAACATCATCAATTTGTTAGTAAAAAAGCTGTAATCGTATCAACACCCAAAGCTTATAAAACTGATATAAAAGAAGGTGATATAGTTTATGTACATCATAACATTTTTAGAAGATATTATGATGTAAGAGGAAAAGAAAAAAACAGTGCTACATTTTTTAAAGATAACTTGTATTTTTGTTCTATAGATCAAATATATATGTATAATAAAAAGTGTAACTTAAATTATTGTTTTGTTAAACCTATAAAGAATAAGTCATTTCTAAGTACTAGCAAAGAGCAAGAACACTTTGGTATATTAAAATACTGTAATAGTTCCTTAGAAGTGATGGGTGTTAAACCTAATGATGTTGTTGTCTTTACACCAAACTCTGAATTTGAGTTTATTATAGAAGGTGAAAGACTTTATTGTATGAAATCTAATGATATAGCCGTAACATATGAATACGAAGGAAACGAAGAAGAAAATAATCCAAGCTGGGCAAGCAGCAGTTGAAGAGCTAATAAAGGTGGCAAAAGAAAAGATTGTAGACTCAGACGACGATGTAAGCGCTGACAGACTTAAGAATGCTGCCGCTACTAAAAAGCTAGCTATATTCGACGCGTTTGAAATACTTCATAGACTAGAAGAAGAAGAGGCTATTTTAAATGGCAAACCTGTAGAAGAAAAAAAAGAAAGAGTATTTAAGTTTGCAGAAGGGCGTAGTAAATGAGTTATGAACAAACGCTTTGGAAAGAAGTAAAAGATATTATAAACCCTAAAATATTATCTAATCAGAATAGATTAAAAAAATGGGAGTATGGTTATAATTCAGATTATGATTTTATAGTTATAAGCAAAACAGGTGAAATTGGACAGATCATTGAGATTCAAAACCTCCGTATTGCATTACCAGCGGAGCATGAATGCTTTAAACGAAGCAAAAAGCAAGAGGAACAATACTGGGAAAAACAAGAATACCCAAAAGAATTAGCTAGAATAAAAACAAGGTTTGACTGGGAAGAATACCCTGCAGATTTTAAAGAAAAATGGTACGATTACATAGATAATGAATTTAAAAGAAGAGATGAAGGGTATTGGTTTTATAACAATGGTATTCCTACTTATATCACTGGCACTCACTACATGTATTTGCAATGGTCAAAGATCGATGTTGGATCAGCAGACTATAGAGAAGCAAATAGATTGTTCTACATATTTTGGGAAGCATGCAAGGCCGACAGCAGATGTTATGGAATGTGTTATCTTAAAAACAGACGGTCTGGTTTCTCCTTTATGTCATCAGCAGAGCTTGTTAACCAAGCAACTATATCTTCAGATGCCAGATTCGGTATCCTTTCAAAATCTGGAGCAGACGCTAAAAAAATGTTCACAGATAAAGTTGTACCAATATCCGTTAACTATCCGTTTTTTTTCAAGCCGATCCAGGATGGTATGGATCGTCCTAAAACCGAACTGGCGTATAGAGTC